GTCCTTTTTGACGCTTACGCTTACTATTTTCATAAAATATTTTATTAAAAAAGCCTTGCCTATAATATTAAGCAAGGCTTTTGGTTTTTAGTTTATTGGTTATATTAACTAACTTCTACTACGTTAGAAATACCTTTGTAAGCATTTCCTATTGAGTCTTCAACACTATCATAAGTACCATCAGATAACTTGATTTGCACCTTATCTGTAGCGACCAATGGTGTATCTACTGTAAACGTGTATTTATTAGTGTTAGCGTTATAAGCAATAGCGTTAATTGCCGTTACACTTGCTTGTTCTCCTAACAATACAAAGTTTCCAATATCATCTAAATCTAATACGCTGTCACCTGTATTACAAGATGAAGTTATTGACGCTGTAAATGTTGTACCTGCAGAAATTGGATCTAAATTAACTGATGCTTCAATAACACCATCAACGTTTCCAATATCTCCAACCTTTTCAAAAGGAATAAATACTGCGTACTGGTTAAATTCTAATGCGCTTAATAATTGGAAGTTAGCCATAGACATTTCTAAGTCTGTAGCTTGTTGTAACTTGTATGTTTCAACGTCAAACATTCCACCATCAAAACCTTTTAAGTTTGTTTTAGTGCTATCTGTAGCCATTAAAATACCACGCTCAAATACTAAACCAAAATCCCAACGTCCTTGACCTCTTTTATTGTAAAGAGATTTATGAAAGCAACTTCCTTTAGTGAAGCTTAATCCGAATTGTGGTTTCCCTGAACGAACAACCTGAATAATACCTAAAGAAGATGTGTTTTTTTCGTTCTCTGGTGTATTCTGTGCAAAGTCGTAAATTCCTTTTAATGGAAACACTTTTAAATCCTTAACATCATTTTTATATGTTGTTAAATCAAAATCCGCTTCTCCGTTAGTGATTGGCTTTTTATAGCCTTTATTAAATAATGAAGCACCTTTAAGGTCTCCAAACGAAGTAATGTCACAAGCAAGTAACCCTGTACCTGTTGTTTCTTCTTCGCAATTTCCGTAATCAAATAGTTTAACTGCCATTTTATATACAATTTGTTTTAATTCTTAAATTTAATTCTATTACACGTCCATCGACAATATCTAACGATACTGACTTCTCGCCTTTTGTTTGCTTATTTGTAAAGTCTGAAAAATTAGATGCGTTAACGCCATAGTTAGGCTCGTCATAAATTTTATACTTTTTAGGTCTTTCTCCTAATACACTTATGTAAGGATTTGACTCTAAAACCTTTTTTACTTTTTGCCAAGTAGGTTCAATAATATCGTCATAACTCCTAACACTTCTTTTAGTATTAAGCCATTGCCCTTGCGTATCGCTTAGAATAACTATCTTAGTTTTAACCTCTTTAAATCCATTCTCCTGGTCAAAATAAGGCTCTATTATGTACCAAACTAATGGATAACGAGCAGAGTTTTTATTTGCGACTATCCAAGCCACTAACTCTTTATTATCGCCATAATGATACTTCACTTCACGAGTAAATTTATTATCGTTAATATCTAAGTCAACTGTTAAATCATTGAATAAACGCCCTAATGCACTTGCAATAATCATAGCCCTAATTGGTTTTTATGTTCGTAATAACGTGGGTTTACGTTTGGATAATCCTCCTTATTATCTTCTAAATACTTAACCAATGAAACATAACGATTAGAATTGCTTGAGTAATAATCTGTAAATCTTACACCTTTAACATAATGTATGCTTCCATTAACGATAGCGTTACATTGTTTTTGGTTTTTTTCTACAAAATTATTCCAAGTATTTACAATCCTTTGCGTTGGATTTGCGTTTACTGCGTTTTTAGCTACAGGAACAACTTCACCAACTCCGTACATTTGCGTAACTCTTTGTTTTAACCAATGGTAATAACAATAGTCTACTAAAATAGATTTCTTAACCGAACCATCATTATAAACTAAACCTTGCCACTTGTAAGTATTACCGTTTAATTCGTATTCTTTACCTTTTACAAAATCTATCCATTTTTGAGGTGTTGGTATTCCGATTGGATTTTGAATAGTTACTGTTGATGGGTCTAATTCAACAAAAACTCCATCAATTACATATTGATTAAACTCCTCAAATAACTCATAACCTAAAGCATCTTGTAAAAACAAACGAGCCTTATCATCAATGATTAGCTCTAAATCTTCCTTTGCATCTGTGTTTAAATCATCCACGTTAGGAATATTAAAAACACCATTGAAATAAGTCTCGTCTATTATATACATTTTTCTTTATTTACTTTTTTTAACCTTTTTAGGTTTTTCTCCTTGCTTTTTAGCAACTCCTAAATCAATAAGAGTTCTTGAAAGCATACCATCGTACTCAGCTTTATCGCCTTTCTTTTTGTTTGCGTAATCTTTTGTGAACTCTAATTTCATAAGATTATGTTGCTAATGTTACTAAAGCTGCAGCAACGTCTGTTACTTTTCTAAATCCACCTTTGTCAGCTTCTCTAATTAAGAACGCTAAACGCTTACGGATTTTGATAGTCTTTTCATCTTCAAGAAATTGAGTACCTGAATAACCTTCTGACATTACGTATCCATCCATTTCGTAAATACGCCCAAAACGTCTATCTCCAATAACTAAAGTGTTAGCAGGAATAATGTTAGACTCAATTACTCTTAAACCATCTACAACATTACCATCTTGACTTACAAAAGGTGGCATAACGTAATTGTTATTAGCATCTTTTTTAAGTTTCATTGTGTTTATAACCGATTGAGGTGCGATTAAAACATCTGGCATATATTTAGCACCACCTACAACTGAAATATCTTCGTGTACTTTTACTGCTAAATCATAAACAGATGCATCTGCGATACCACTTGGAGCAGGAACATAAGCATCAATAGAAGCTAATAAACCTGTTAAGTTGTTTCCTGTGCCATCTCCATTTGCTAATTGGTTATCTTCTTCTAACTTTACGTTAGTTTCTAAGAATAAACCTAATTCAGCAGCAAACATTTGCTCATCTTCTAAAAATTCATCCGTACAAACTAATGTGTCTCCGATTTTCTGAATATCGATACTTCCTTTTTTCCACTTTGCAGTTGACTCTGGGAAAGTAGTTCCTTCAGCAACCATTGCTGCTGCTCTTGCTATTGTAGCTTCATCCCAATCGTAATAACGGATAACTCCGTTGTGATTAGATCCACTAACTCTTAACTTTGGGAATATGTCATATAAAGACAATTTTCTTGTAGCTAACTGACCGATGTCTGTTAAGTCAAACGCTTGCTCATTGTTTGCAATAGACGCTCTATTTGTTAATGCTTTTACAACAACCTCTTTGTTTTTAGTTCCAGATGCAATTGACTTAATGCTGTCAATATTTTCTTTCAACTCTTGTACTAATGTTTTCTTATTAGCTTCGTCCGTTGTTGTTTTTTCTCTTAACTGGTTTACTTTCTCTGTTAAGTCCTCTAAAGTTGCCTTTAGTTGTAAATCGTTGTTTTCTTGTTTCAATTCTTCTAATTGCGTTTTTAATGCAGAAAAATCTTCTTTGTTGACCGCTTTTGCTAAGTCTGTTTTAATAGCTTCAATACTTGAATTTATTTCTTGAGCCATTTCCTCTGGTGTTTTTGCCATCGTTTTAAACTTTAATGTGTGTTAAAAAATTTACTAATTGTTCTTTTTGAGTGACTTCTGTCGGCTCATCGACTTCAAGTGACGTATTGTCGGCTTGTTTATTTTCAATCGCCAAAGTTGGCGTTATTGTGTTACTTCCTATTGGAACAGCAGAACCCTCTATTATTTTGGCTTCTGTTACCGCCCAAAAATAGCCTTGTGCTTCTGCATCTTCTTTGTTAGCTACTTCATTAATGTATTTATCCCAAATCTCTTTTTCTTCAACATCCCATTTAGATTCTGAATTTAAAGCCAGTTCTAACTTAACATATCGCATACCAACGCTATGGTTTTTTACATAACCTTTAGCGTATTGATTAAACATAAACTCATTACGCTTATCAATGGTTGCATCAAATATTAAAGCTTCTGTTTCACCTTTTAATGAACTCCCCAAATCTGCCCAATTCATAGACTCAACAGATGCTTTAACTTCATCAGTGATTATTTTATCGAACTTCATTTGATGCTCTTGAAGTAAGTATATATTTTTCTTTTCTTTAAGGGTTTTTTTCCAAATACCTTTTAAGTGAACGTCTGAATGACTATCCATTACATTAGTGGTATTAATAACTAACTTTAAACCAAGTTTGTTGACGTCCTGGTTATTATCTACATCAGCTTTATTCTTTTGCTTTTTATTAGTTTCTAAAGCTTTAAACAGTACCGAGTCAGCTTGTTTGGTTATCATTTTCTTTTGAGCAATAAGAGTATCTTTATTTTCTCTTAACTCTTTAAACATTTGTTGTTTTGTTTCAAATATCTTGTTAGGAAATTCTTTACATACTATCATTTCTCAATGGTTTTATTACCTTTTAAAGCTTTTAATTTGTCTTTAATAGATTGGTTTAATTCTTTGTTATCTGTTTCTTTAGAGTGTAAATTTTTAATTAACTCGTCTTTCTCGCTTAATTGTCCGTATCTACTCATAATTCATAGCTTCTTTAGTTAACTTCTTAGCTTCTTCAGTTGTCAATCCTTGCATTTCTAAAGCTTTTTTAATATTATCAAGCTTAATACCTACAATCTCATTAGTTGACTTCTCAATAACTTTCATAAAAGACAAGTGCGTGAAGCTTATTCTTAAATCAATACCACTTTCTCCATAACCGAAATAATGCTTTAATCCATCAGCTAAATCGTTTCCTTTAGGTTGTAAACATTGCTCAACCATTCTGAATTGGTCGTGTGCCGAATACTCATAAGAATTGTTTTTAGCAACAACATCTAAAATTGTTTTTGGTATTCCGTAGAATGAGCCTATTTTATGTAAATCATCAGCATAAGAATCATCTAACTTTAGTTTATTCATATCATCGACAAAACGTTTAATGTCAATCATATTTTTAACAGCGTGTACACTTTTATTCCCTCTTACAGATGTTTCAATATTCTGCTTTTCGGTGTTACTCATTGGAATACCACTCGCTCCTAAATCGGTTTGCTTTTGCTGTCCACTAACTAAAAATTTACCTAAAAACTCTAAGGTTATATCTTTAGCTTTTATAGATGCAGCACTATTTTTTATAATGCCATAAAGCGCATCAATAGAACTATTCCCTTTATACCAATTACCTAAACCATTTGAAAGGTCAAAGAATGGAATTAAATCGCTTAATTTATAAGTATTATATGTTTTGTCGTTATTTTGGTAACGTATCGTTAAACCTCTTAATTCGTTAAATCCTTTGTTAGATATTACTATCTTATCTAATTTCTCACATAGTTTAGTAGTCCACTCAAAACGTGAAGTATTTAAAAAATAAATGTTTGTTGTATCTCTTACTAATTTAGATGTAGGAAACGCATAAGAAGTACCGAGCATATTCCAGAACATATAATCCCAAAGGAATTGTCTTTGTGATTGAAACGGATTAGGATTGTTTAGCAACTTAACTAAAGGATCGTTCTCTATTAGCTTATCGTTTTTATAAGCTTTGAACTTAGCTAAACTAAATAAGTCACATTGTAACTTAAATACTCTTAAAGCTGCTGGATTACATAAAACTAACCTTAGTTTTTCTACATCTGTAAGTTTACTATGTGTATTATTATCTGAAGTTAGTTGGTAGAAAAAAGAGCCATCAGTATTTCTAATAACTTCTTGTACTCTATTTAAAGTAAATGGATTATACATTAGCGCCCTTTGTGTATTCTAATTATATTTTCACTCCACTCGTTTACAAGCATAAAAAAAGCGCATAAGGTATTAACTACTATAATTGGAATTGATACTATTACCAATAACCTTGTGATTATGTAATTAAATAATGGTTTTAAATACTTGATTATCA